TCCGTTGCTATAAGCCTAAATCTACTTCCTGTATTTGAAGTTGGATAATTCTGTAAAAGAAAGACCTGGAGCGGTACTGACGTCAGAAGGGTCAGTATCGTAGGCTATGACTACGTACCCTTCAGCGGTCGCTGAACAAGTACTGCAGTAGTCTAAAGAAATATTATTTATTTTATATTTTTCATATCCTACTGCTATGGAAGATAGCCATGGAGCAAAATAACTATTGCCAGCGTTCACTTGATAAACCAGCGTGTTATTTGGACCAATTGATTCCACAAGCATTTCTCTATGTCTTACTCTATTTTCTCGGATTTAATTTCTAGGTTGTAACTGTTATTGCCTAAGAGGTTGCACTCTATATTAGTTACGCTGTTAGTTGTTTGAAGACTTGGATTTTCTAGGTTTTTAATTTCCTGCATTTTTTCTTACTCTTCTCTTTCCTTATTTATTTTTATTTTGTTGAACATTATTCATTGCTTACGTGAATTTTATATTATTTTTATATAAAATCCTTCTAGTCTCCCAAAACCAATCCGTTTATTTTGGGGTCTTAATGCTCAAACATCATGAGAAGATTATATATACTAATTCCTATCTTATGGTTTATATAAGCCTAGTCTATGTATTTGTGGTTATCTAGTTCTTCTTTGAAAGCATATGTATTCTATTTGTTTATTAACATCTACTATTTACAGCCAATTTTTAAGTCTTTCCTCAATGTTAATACTCTTTACTTACAGATTTCTTCTACTAGTATAGAAGCGTGTTCACTTTAGACTCCTTAATATATGGCCAGAGCGTGTAACGAAGGATCGTTAATTATTTGTTGATTCCTCTTATTGTATGTCATTTTCTAACTTAACACCTTTGAGTAATCTCTCCACTATCTGCCTTAAAATACCCATTTCGAGCAGAAATCATAATCATCGTATCTCGAAACGTACACCTCTTTCACACACTGACCCAATCCTACATGTCCTGAATCTTTGTCTTAACTGGTGTGACTTATAATACATTAGGAAATGTCTAGTATATGCCATATGACTAGATCGTCTCCAGCAGCCCACATGAAATGTTTCATCACGTGTAAATTGGAGTCATACAAATAAAAGCTACCATATGCTAAAGAAGCGCTCGTATTAAAATAAGTAGTGAAGGGATGTCCACTGAATGTCATCCCAGATATATCATAATACATGAAACTTTTCCAAGGCTACTGTTCTCCTCCGTATTAAGGCATTGTCTTGTAGAAAACATTTATTATCTCTTGAGGCCATTTCTCTAAGTTGATCCCTGGTAACTATACAAACATTACACTTCTGTGATCTAGTGCTTATTCTAAAAAAGAGTGCTCTAATTTGTCCATATCCTCTACGTTATTTTAGAACCATAGATTCTACTTTAATTTTTGGAAAATACTCTTTACTAACTATTTGGTAACTGGGTCAATAGCTAGTCTTCTAAGTACTACATGTTATGTACTTTCAAAGGCGCTTCCATCTATTGAGTGACTCTTCATATCTGCGTTTACGTTGGAAGTAAAAATCTTTTACAGTTACTTCTTGTTGTAACCTTATATGAATCCTGGCAGTATTTACTTAAGAGCAGGCCAGAACAGTTTCTAAATTAGTGTTAGGAGTCCGCAATATTATTTGCTAGGGTTACATATCGTCCTAGGTCTTTCAGATACTCCAAAAATTAAATTGCTGTTTATGTTAGTTTCTTCCGTATTATATATC